TAAAACCTAAAAAAATGGAAAAGGAATTTGTTGCTTTCTTGAACGAGCATGATGCTCTGAAAAAATTCGAAAACAATCTACTGGCATGGTACAACAGCCGGTATACTTTCAGGTCGTACATTAATGATAGTCATCCGTACAACTACTTTTATGGGGCTTTCCCATGGAACGACTCACCAGAAGGTGAAGAGTTCTGGAAAAATCTTCATAATCAGTGGACCATGCTTGTTGACCTAAAATTAGAACACGGAAACTAAGATGGAAAAGAAAGAAATTGAGATGTTGAAAGCGTACTTTCAACATCAGATCAGGAACAAAAACTACTATTTTGGTGACAGATGCCGCGTTGATGGCAGGGAATACATTATCGACTACAAAGGAGTTGGTTTTGTTATTGTCAAACCGGCAGGAAAAGGTAACAAAAAACCGGTCAAAATCACCTATTGAGATGCTCTGATCAACAAAAACATCACCAAAAAAATGGTACTCTTGTGCAATAAGCACAGAGGAAGGTCCGATTCCTTCTGGTGGTGCCAATTTTATGTTTAACTAAATACCTTAAGAAAATGGAAATTTTAATCAACGGAAAAGATCCGTACGACTGCACAAAGGAAGAAATCTTTGAAGCATGGGATCAGCTGAAAAGTGCGTACAACATTATCAGAAGACGTGCTACTCTGCGCCTTCATCCGGGAATGAGGGTTTACTTCGACTCAAGAAAAAGAGGTCGGGTGTATGGTACAATTACAAAGGTCAACTCCACCACGGTAAATCTTATTCAGGAAGACAATCATATGTCGTGGAAAGTTAGTTCTTCAATGATTTGTATAGCTCAATAGTCATGGAAGCGAGTCAATGGATTACGTTGTTAACGCTGCTGATGAGCATTGACGACTACACCCCGGAAACTATCAACTGGGACGAAGCGGACCAAAATTAATCGAACTGGATCAAAAGGACGATCGAAAGATGCGTCCTTTTTTTATGCCTATTTTTTTGAGTATATGATTTTCATCCTTTTTTTATCATTTGTGTTAATTATCTTTACCTTTTAATATAGACCTTATGTTTTACTTAACAAACTTAGAACATGGAAGAAAAAGTAACATTAAAACTAACAGTACAACTGGACAAAAGAGAATATGATATTCTTGTTGGTCAGTTAAGGCTTGAAGGATTACTTACTTCAAAATCAACGAAGAAAGAAATCTTGTATGAACTTTCAGATTATGCATCTGATCTTCTTTTCAATGAAGCAAATGACATCGTAGCAGGAAGAGGTATCGAAACAAGAAGGGGGTAAATTATGAAACCAATGCCAAAAGAAATGAAAGATGCTCGTGTTCGGGCACTTATGGCAGCAAAAGTACATGAAATTATTGCTGCGCACTCCCCAAAAGGAATTAAACCTTGTCCTAATCGTCCGGTTTTTATTCTTCCTACAGGAATGACCGGTGCTGAACTGCGAAGAATCAAAAAGTATGATTCTATGAAAGATGTTTTTCCACAACTAAATAAATAAAACAATGCGCTACGAATTTAATGTTTGTAAGATGACCAAAGATGGACTATATGTTCATCTGTTTTCTACCTCTGACAGGTCAGCACTTGACTATGTCTCTGCAAAAGCACTTTACAGCGAGCTTTCGGATGCTTTCCCGGAACCAATTTACAAAATCACATCCACAAAGTGGCCGATAGAAGGATTTAATGTGGATATTGAACTGGAATTACTTTAATGTTTAACTAAATACCTTAAGAAAATGGAAAAACTATTTATTGTTATCGAAAAGATGGATCCAAACTATCCGGTTATAGTAACGGATAAAGAAGGAACCCCTCTCGTTTATGACGATGAGATACGCGCGTATAAAAAAGCATGTGAGTGCCAGAATGGTCAGGTTGTAGAACTTACTTACTAAAAGACAATGACAAAAGAAACAAAAAAGTGGTTATCCAATAAATTTGGTATACCACAAGAAGACATTGTGTGGTACAATTCTGGCATTTGTTATAATCGAATTGTTGTTACCACACAATCTTCTGCCGAAAAGGTTCGGGAAGTTGTCAAAGGAGAAACAGTTAATGGAGGATTTCTTCATGGCATGCCTCTCGGATCTATCGGAGAAAAGAAAGAAAAAGATGGTAGTATTACCTATGACGTAATGTGTTAAGAGATGACAAAACTGACATTTACAGATGGGCAATCCTTTGAACTGGATTCAAAGCCCCACATAGAAGAACGAGCCGATGGCCTTTATGTCATCGGCAAGGGATTTCTCATACCTTGTAATTCCGAAAAGGAAGCAAATATCATGTTGAAAACGTTAACAAAAAAATCAAAGAAAAATGTGCTTTTATCTAAGTAAATCAGCAAAAGTAAAAGTAGCAGAAAAAGACATAGTATGCTATAAAATACTTCTCGGAGATGATTTGGGAGCAGTATATGCCTACCCATATCTCAAAAATAAACGAACTCCAGTTATAGAATTAAAAATTCGTCAAAATTATTTGGAGCAATCGTATATAACAAGAGGATACCATTCTTTTAAGCAATTAAAAAGTGCCATAGTGAGTGGTTTTGCTTGGGAACATATTGGAAAATTTGTTATTCCAAAAGGTGCTTTGTATTACTCAAATAAAAGTGAGTATGTAAGTGAAACAATAATATTTGTAAAACGCTTAGAAAAATATAGCAAATGTTCTTAGATGATGAAATTGTTCAGATAGCTGAGTCAAGAGATTGGACTCATTGGAGCACCCGAGAAAAGGTAAACTACGAAATATTAAAGGCCATGTCCAAAAGATTCAGTGACATTGCCAATAATATTAAGGAGTCCCGGATATCAACGGATGCTGAGTTGCTTGTAGAAATAAAACGGGTAAAGAATGCTTACAACCTTGCCCTGACGCGACTAGAAAAGAAAGGAATTGATCTTCGTCTTTCATGGAATGAAGTGATTGAAGTCATCTTTCATGAATCCACCTTCATATCAAAATTTCAAAATGTGTAATAATGCCAATAGAAACAATCACATCAACTGTTCAGATAGGTCATCTGAAAGTGACCTTTAAATCTGATAAACACCACAATGAATTACTGGATACGGAAGTTCTTGTGGCCGGAGACTACCTCTGCTCAATTTGCGGATGCTATATCTCAATGTTTATTGAGGATTTTAAAAATCTTGTTCAGAAATACAGAATTTAACTAAAACCTTAGAAATCATGTGCTTTACAATTTCAGAAAAACATCCAAATGCACTTATAGCAAAAAAGGACATTATTTGCTACAAGATTGTATTTGATAAAGGAGAATGGTACTCTCATAACGGGTATGAAGCAGCCTGCCAAAGCTATGCTTATTATCCCGGAAAAACTACAAAAAGAGTAGATATTGAATCCACTCGTTTCCATGTAACAATATATGAAGGATATCATTCTTTCAGATCATTGAAAGTGCTAAAGGAAGAACAAAAGAATTGGGATGATTCCCTTATTGGAATAAAAATGATAATCCCAAAAGGAACTCTCTATTACAAAAATGATAGGGAGTATGTAAGTGAAAGATTAAAATGTGTAGAACCCTTAAAATAAGAAATCATGACACAGGAACAAATTAAACAATTGACTGATCTTCAAAACAGCATTGCAAAAATGGAAGATCACATGCAGAAGCTCATTAAAAACAGGGAGAGAGTTTCCGTACATCACCCATCAAACGGAATGTCCAATTATCAGGAAAAGGTCCCACTGGATATGGTTCCCGGATTACATGAACAGGTCCTTGATTTGATATGTGATTGGTGGGAAGAACAACTCATTGAATTGAGAAGAAGACGTGATGCTCTTTGCATTTGCATTGCGGATGAAAGTGAACCAAGATATAAACCAGTAGAAAACATTAATTAATCATGAAATCAGTAAGAAAAGAAATCGAAGGTAATGTTCGGGCATACCATACCCGCATCGAAGAAGATGACAAAGCACCAAAAACCCGGACTATGTCAAAAACTATGCTTACAGCAGAATGGGGCCGAAAGATATCACAAATGAGTGTGGTAGAACTATTAAGATTTGCCCACCCGGATGACCGGTCTCGCCTTGCCAGTAAAGCGGTGGAGGAAGAACTACTCACAAAAGAGGAAGCAAAAGAATTCATTCGTTTTGTTCGATAGTCTTTAAATGAAATTTGGTTGTATCATTATTAATCATTATTTTTATACATAAATTTAAATCTTAGAAAACATGAAAAACTTAAATGACCTTGTAGAAGAAAGAATTGCCCACAAACTCAAGATGGGAGCATCCAACGCAGTCGCTGCTATGACCCGCTTGCGGGAAGAAGGTAAGATCAGTCAGGATTTCATCTTTGAAGTCGGTACAGAAAGGAAAGGTATTTCCACAAATATCGAATTCTATCCAAATGATCTTGGAAGAATCGGTGCCACCTTTCATGTACCAAATCAAGGGTCCCGGGAATATACAATCAACAAGCATGCTATCAGACAGGTAGCAGAAAAGCTGAAGATTCCCGGCCAGTATCTTACCAATTTATTGTTTGGTGAGGAATGGCAGTCATCGTTGGCATACGAAATCCTCAATACTCACAATGGATGGACCGAAAGAAACAAAGTTTTGGTAAGGTCTGTCGGATCAGAAGTACGTGCTTTTCTCAGTGATCAGTACCGAAGGTTGGATTCGCAGAAAATCTTTGGTACTCACGTTGATGAGGTATACAAGAATGGTGGGCAGTTAGCCGATGGTTGGATGGATGACACCCGACTGATGGTGGAAACTCTGTTGCCAAAACCAATACAGATCAACACCGAACTCAATGGTATGATCCTGATTGCCTTTGGTACCCGTCTGTCATCTTCCGATTATGGTGACGGAGCACTGGAGTTGAGAAGTTTTGTAATGCAAGGCGTCTGCCTGAATGGTTTGGTAAGGGAGTCTGTATTAAGGGCAGTTCATTTAGGATCCCGCCTGCCTTCCACCCTTGGTCTATCAGAAGAGACATATGAATCTGATAGTAAGACTACCGCTCTTGCTATCCGGGATCTTACCAAAAATCTTTACAGCTCAGATGTAATAAAGACCCGAATGCTGGAAATAAAAGCAGCATCTGAAATGCCCATTGATCCGGCGCGTGAACTCAAAAACCTGACAGCAGTTCAAAAACTCCTGAAAGGAGAAGCTGACGAAATTGGACAGCTTCTGATGAGGAATAATCCGGATGATGGTCTTCAGGGAGATGCTACTCTTTGGAAACTCACCCAGGGCATCACTGCCTTTGCTAATCGCGAAGACATAAGTGATCGGAGGAGGAATGAGTTACAGGAGCTTGCTGGCAACTTGTTTGACAGAGTTAACAGATAATGTAAAGAAGGGGGGATTCGTCCCCCCTTTACAAAACTAATAGGATGAGTTATACAACTAAACCGGAAACAAAAGATTCTTTGAAGGCAACCCTTGCTATGATAGGGGAAACAAAAGTTATTAAAATTACTTTCCCTTATGATGTACAAATGCTTCATAATGTTAGGTCACTTATTGGCAGACAATGGCATGCGCAATCCAAGTGCTGGTCCGCTCCTTTGTATGTAGACAATATCAAACAATTACAATCATGGGGGTTTACTATTGATCCCCGGTTGCTGCAATTCGTACAAGATAGCGAATTAAAGACGCAGAGGGCGGCAATTCTACCAATAAAGGACCTTAAAGGAGAGTTATATCCTTTTCAAAAGCAAGGTGTAGAATTCCTTGAAAGAACCAATGGTAAGGCACTAATAGCTGACGAGATGGGGCTTGGTAAAACAGTACAAGCTTTGGCATGGTTACATATCCATCCTGAGAAGCGTCCTGCTATTATTGTCGTACCGGCATCACTCAAACTAAACTGGAAAAAGGAAGCCGAACGTTGGCTCCACAATCCAAAGATAGAAGTACTACAAGGATCGAATGTCCACAAATTAAGGGGTGACATAATCATCATCAACTATGACATCCTACATCATTGGTTGGATCCTTTGCGAGAAATAAATCCTAAAGTATTAATCACTGATGAATGCCATTATTATAAAAGCAATAAGGCAAGGAGAACCAAAGCGGTAAAGCTGCTGGCAAAGGCAGTAGATCACTTTATTGCTTTATCAGGTACTCCTATAGTCAATAAGCCGATCGAGGCGTACAACGCTTTACGATTGATCAATTATGATCTATTCAAAAACTTCCGGCACTTTGCTGACCGATATTGTAATCCCAAATGGAATGGGTTTGGTATGAGTTATGAAGGAGCATCCAATACTCAAGAATTACATGATTTGCTTAAAAGCACTGTAATGATCCGTAGATTAAAAAAGGATGTGCTGCCTGAATTACCGGAGAAGACCCGATCGTTTTTTCCATTACAACTTACCAATCAGTCAGAGTATACGAAAGCTGATAATGATCTGATCCAGTTCTTAAGGGAGACCAAAGGAAATGCTGCTGCCCGGAAAGCAATCTTTGCAGAAGCACTTACCAGAATTGAAGTACTCAAACAATTGGCAGTCAAAGGAAAATTAGAAGAAGCAATTAATTGGATATCAGACTTTCTCGAAGTAGAAAACAAATTGGTAGTCTTTGCTACTCACAAATTTGTAATTGATACTTTGATTGAAAGATTCAAAGGTATTGCTGTAAAGATTGACGGATCATGTACTCCTAATGAAAGACAACGAGCAGTGGAATCATTCCAGAATGATGCAGATATTCATCTATTTGTAGGGAATATACAAGCAGCAGGCGTCGGTATTACGCTTACCGCTTCCAGCAATGTAGCATTCTTGGAATTACCATGGACTCCCGGTGCTCTTGTACAAGCAGAAGACCGGTGCCATCGTATCGGTCAGAAAGACAATGTTAACATCTACTATTTACTTGCCACAGGTACCATTGAGGATACAATTGCTGCTTTACTTGATAGAAAGCGGAAAACCCTTGATGCTGTGCTTGATGGTATAGAAACAGATCAAGAATCATTACTTACCGAACTCATAAAACAATACCAGTCATGAATGCTAAAAGAAAGAAACAAATTAAGGAGCTTATCACAAAAGTGGAAGAGCTTAAAAAAGAAATTATTACCATAATGGATGAGGAGGAAACACAAGCAACCAAGAGTCAAATGAATTCTCTTGAATTTGATCAAGCAGTAACATCAGGAGCATACCTTTTTGAAGCAGAAGGTAGTGCTGACAACTTATTACATTGTTTAAAACTTGCTATTAAACCGATGTATGGAAAACATTAATCTGATCCGGAAGATAGCATGGTCTTTTCATAAGACATCACAATTGGACTACGATGACCTCTTCCAAGAGGCATATCTTGCTTATGTATATGGTATGAAAACTTATGATCCGACCAAGGGATGCTACCTGTCAACTCATTTATGGAATCATATTAGTAATCAGTTAAAAACATATATCAGAAAAGAAAAGGAAAGGACTACTATTTTATTACCTCTCGAAGCAGCTCGGTATCATACCAAATGTGACAATACCTTCTTTGATGGTCTTACTTTCGACGCTCAGGCTATTTCCAAAATTGTCCTTGCTACCGGAAAAATCCTAAAGATGCTCCCGGAATACTCGCAAGGAAGATGCCCTACCAAAATCAAAGTGCGTATAGAGCATATTCTGCTACGACAAGGGTGGTCGTATCAGCGTATCAATTATGCATTTAGAGAATTAAGAATGGCATTGGAATACAAAGGGTAACAAAGTATAATATATCATAAATCAAATCCTTACCTACATGAGCGAACTATCGGAATCAATGGACCAGAAAAGCTTCTTTGCACTCATATCTTACCTTGCAGAAGGATCCACAGATGATGTCATGATGAAGCATTTTGCAAATGTCTTACGGCGCTACGAAAAAGCTAAACTTAAAGGTGAGCCAAAAGAAAAACTAAACATCATCTTTCAAGAAATGACATTACTCAGTTATGTAAATTTAGTCAGGACCCTTAATAAGACTGCAGAGGAACTGATAAAAGATATGGATAACATTAATCGTGTATTAAATCTGATCAATCCCAAACAGAATTGAATGGACATAATCCAACTATATCAGGATCATTCTGTCAATTTCCTTACAGAGGGGCATAAACATTGCCGCCCTGGATGGGTAAATACCCCCTGCCCACATTGTGAAGGTAATGTAGGATACCATTTAGGGTACAATATCCAAGGAAACTTCTATACCTGTTGGCGTTGTGGTTGGCATCCTATCAGTAATACCATTGCCAAACTACTACGTATTTCGGAAAGACAAGCCCGTGAAATAATTAAACAATACGGGCTTCTCATTCCGAAAACTCAACCACTAAAGACTCCTATCAGAATAAAAGAGCATCGGTTACCATCGGAAACCGGTCCCTTAAGTATCGCTCACGTACGATATTTACAGAGCAGAGGATTTGACCCTGATAAATTGATCAATGATTGGCGTTTATTAGGTACAAGCCCTATAAGTAAGCTTGACAATATCAGTTACAAATATCGGATCATCATCCCCTATTTTTGGGATCAACAACAAGTCTCTTTTGACTCAAGGGATATCACCGAGAAACATCCTGCTAAATACTTAGCATGTCCCGGTGATAGGGAATTAATCCCACATAAAGACATATTGTACGGTAAGCAGGAATATTGGACCGATACCGGTATATGTGTAGAAGGTCCTACTGACGTTTGGCGATTTGGTTTCCATGCGTTTGCTACATCAGGAATAAAATATACACCTGCCCAAGTTCGGGTGATAGCAAAAACGTTTAAACGGATCTTTGTTGTATATGATGATGATCCACAAGCAGTTATCCAAGCAAAAAAATTGGTTGCTGAATTACAATTTCGTGGTCTTAAAGCAATTAGGGTTACTATTGAAGGAGATCCTGGAAGTATGAAGCAAGATGAAGCAGATTATTTTGTTAAGCAATTAGGTTTCAAATGATTAAAAATAAATTTGGAGAAATAAAATGGATTATATATCTTTACAACTTAATTAACTTAAATATATCTCATGAATACGGTCATGATTAAAATATTGTTACTGTTTTTCCATTTTTCTAAGGTTGGGGATTCGAAGGGAAGGTGCCGTATCACTGGAACTTCGGATCCCTTTTTACTAAGAAACTATGATAAGAACAAAACTACCAAAAAATAGTAAATCACAATCATTTTGTAATTTGATTGAGTTTTTCCTTAAACAAGATTCCCCGTCAGAATTAATATCTCTTTACTATATGTATTGTTATCTTGCCATCCAACAAAATTCTAATTACCCGGAAATTAATTCCACTAAAATGGCAAGACTTTTACAATGGGATAGACGACGGGTAAAATCAGTAACGGCACGACTAATAGACCTGAAAATTATACAGGGCGGTGGGGGCATTTGCCCTATATCCGTGCCTAATGATTCGGTTATATATAATATAACCTCATCTATATCTAAGGGATGTACCTTACAGGAAACATCATCCCCCAATAAAAGAATTACAGCTTCCATGTTTGACCAATTTTGGTCTATCTATCCAAGAAAAACTGATAAAGGGAAAGCATTGTCCAAATGGTTGCAGGTCTGCAAGCGGAAAGATGCCCCTACTTGGAGAGAAGTGAAAAGAGCAATCCTCCAACAAAAACAATCGGAAAGGTGGCAAGAATCAATGTTTATCCCCATGCCAGCCACTTGGCTAAACCAGCGCCGGTGGCTTGACGATCCAAGTGAAATGAAAAAGATTGACTTCAATCAACCTGTTTCCGGTCCAGCATTTGTTATTGATGACGGTAGGCGATATGATCGTTGTAAAGATGGTGAGTATAGAAATGCAGCAGGAGAAATATACATACCATGATTGAAAGACAGATCATAATCGGTTTAATTACATCATCTGACTATTGTGCTCAGATGAAGAATGTATGGAATAGTCAATTCCTTGAATCTACTACTGCCAAAAGACTTGCCGGTTGGGTATGGGAGTATTATAACAAATACAATAAAGCTCCCGGGAAAGATATCGAAGCCATTTTCTTTTCAAAGATTAAAGCATCCAACTTTCCAAAGACAATTGCTGAAGAAATAGAGCAAGACATACTACCAGAATTAAGTAAACAATACGAGCAGGAAGGACTTGATGTAAAGTATCTGATCGACGAAACTAAGAAATACTTTAATGAGCAGCACATCAAGCAGTTTACCGAGAGCGTCCAAAGTTTGCTTGATTCCGGTCAACTTGATGAAGCAGAAAAATTGGTGGGATCATTCAAACCACTGGCATCCAGCAATGTAAAGTTAGATCAGTTTATTCGCAATGTCGCTCAAATTAGAAAGATTAAACGACAAAGACCGGCATGTCTTATGAAGCCATGGCTATTTGAAGGTCACCTAATCATCTTGTATGGTTCTGCCGGCACCGGAAAGTCTTTGCTTGCCATACTGATCGGATATTTGTTAGGGGTAAAAGACTATGATATAGAAGAGTGTGAGATAGGACAATGGCAGGTACATAAAAATTGTGGATGTTTATATGTTGATGGTGAGTTGGGCGAATTAGATATGGAAGCACGTATCAAAGGATATGAATGGATTGGTACGCAGAGAGGTGATTGTAGAATCAAAGTGTTATCTGCTCCAGAATACCAATTAGCAACAGAAGATACTTTTTCATTGTCAGATAGAACAAATCAGTTAAAAATCATTCATTGGTTGAAAGAGCATCCAAATTACAAGTTGATTATACTTGATAGTTTGAGCACTTTGTTTAGTCTTGATGATGAAAATAACAATAGTGAATGGAATAAGAAAGTGAATCCATTCTTGCGTGACTTACGTGCTTTAGGGGTATCTTGTATTTTGTTACATCACTCCGGCAAAGATAAGAAGAAAGGAATGCGAGGAGCATCAGCAATGGAGGCAATGGCTCAGTATATATTTCGATTAACAAATCATCCAAAGGCAAGTCAGGATAGTGGGGAAGCTTGGTTTATAATTTCCAAAGATAAGCAACGAGCAGGCGGAAAAAGTTTTCCAACCTTTGCTTTGCATTTTTCACAAGATGTTGATGGTAATACCCACTGGGAAGAAACAGAATTAAAATGAGAAAAGAACAAATTATTTTGAAACTACAATGCGTTCGATCATCTACAAGATCAGAAGCAAATAAACAACTCTTAACTGAATGTATTGATGCTTTACAGGAAGATCAGAGGGAACAGGATGAACAAAAACAGGTATCAAATGTCGAATCTTATTATGTCCGTCAACGACTAAAGTTAAGGAATGATGTCGGGATAAAATTAACAGAAGAAGGCAAGGCAATGCGTTTTCTTGTTAATACTATTGATGAACCAAACAAAAGATTGTGGGTAGTAGATGAAGCAGGAAGAGTAAGACCACAATGGATTCAAATGCAATTAGTGGAACCAGCAGATGATTAACAATTTAAAATAGGAGGTTGAAATGTTTAAGATTAGGAAAGAATTTCATTTCTCAGCAAGTCATGTTTTAAATGGTTTGCCTGAGACCCACCCGTGCTCAAGATTGCATGGGCACAATTACGTAATTACTGTAGAACTACAATCTGAAACGCTCAATGAGGTAGGATTTGTGGTTGATTACAGAGCACTGGATGACATCAAAGAATTCATCGACAATCATTTGGATCATCAACATCTCAATGATCGTGTTCTTTACAATCCGACTGCAGAAAATATGGCAAAAGATTTCTACGAATTCTTTCATAAATTGCATCCGGAAGTATGTGCCGTTGAGGTCTGCGAAACACCAAAAACATCAGCAAGATACGAACCGTGATGGAAGCAAAACAACTTATTAAAGCATTTCCAAAAGAAGAAAGGCAAGTAGGCACTGGTAATTTTCTTCGGGTATCAGAGTTTTTCTTTGATACCATTCAAGGAGAAGGTTTTTATCTTGGGCATCCTGCTGCCTTTCTCAGACTACAACAATGCACTCTGAATTGCGTGTGGTGTGATACTACCGA